GTGTCTCTGCGTGCGTAGCCCGAACATCGTTCCACACAGCATCACCGGGTTTCTGAGTTCGTGCCGCGCCCCCGCGACATTTTCGATCACATAGGGCTTGCCGAGGCGTTGCAGTAGTTCGCGCACCGCTGGTATCATTCGAGCGTGTTTGTCGCGGTGGCTTCTTGGTGTGAGGTTGCTGTAGCCCTGACACGGCGGGCTGGCGTGTATCAGGTCGTATTCGCTGCCGTGCGCTTCCAGATATTCGAGCGCATCACCGCAGACGAAAGCGTGCGGGTATCTCGGCATCGGTTTGATGTCCACGCCCGTCACTTGGTAGCCCGCGAGCGCATATCCCATTCTCGCCCCGCCTTCGCCGCAGTAGAGGTCGAGGCAGCGGCCAACAAAACGCTGGACGGAACAGCGACCAGCGGCGGGCGTCCGAGGCTCGCTTCGCTCGATAGTGGTTGTGGCGCTCATCTCTGTCCCTCACCTCGACCGTTAGAGTTGCTTAGTCGTCATGGTGTTCGAGTATTACAGGGCAGCATTTGGAGCAGACGATTTTGCGTTTGGTTGATTTGAACACTTCGCCCCTGATTACAGCGACGCTCACCACATGCGCCAGCCGCCTTCCTTCGCCTTCGATGGCGAGTCCGCTTGCCCACTGTTTATCTTCCAGACGGAATCCGCAGAGTGAGCACCACGCATCCCATGTCACTGGCCCGGTCGGATGCTTCTTCTTCCAGTCTTTGTGTTCTTGGAATTCAGCGCACTCTAACACGACAGCGCAGCGAATGGTGCTTTCGCCCTGCGCTACACATTCAGTTGAAATTTGAGAGTCCATTTTACGAGTTGAGGTTTTCGCGCCAGCGCCATCGCTGACTTTTGCGTTCGTTGCGTTAGGGGTCGCGGTCATCGTGTCATACCTTCTTTCACGTTCGGAGGCGCGAAGTAGAAGCGCACTTGGTCTTGCCACAATTTGCGTCCGACCAGTTTGTACTTCACTCCGTTTATCTCATATGTTGGTTTCTGGTTGCTAAACATTTTCCACGTCCAGAGTGGCACTTGTAGGCACATCGCTCGCGACCGACGCGCCTTCTGCGCCAAATAGAAATTCGAGTTCGTCATATTCTACTGTTGGGCGTAGCAAAGAGTGTTGCTTCTTGAGGGTGATGGCGAAAGCTCTGCCGGGGCGCACGGCGACGGAGCGCCGTGGCTACAAGATTTGCCGTTGGTGATTCCATAATTTAGTTTCCTTTCGTGTGCTTTCGCGCGGTTGGTTGTTTGTTGTGGCGTGTAGTAACGGCGTCATGCTGTCAGGATTAGCCGAGAGCGTCGTGCCTGCTATTGTCCACGCCACAGATTGTTTTCGTCACCGGTATACAGTTGCATCTTTCGGGCAAGTGAGCGTTGTCAATCCCGTTGCGCCGATGGCGTTCACGTACTCAGCGTTCGGGCATATGAGCTCTGTCAGTCCCGTTGCGCCGATTGCGTCCACGTACTCAGCTTTCGGGCATGTGAGCGTGGTTAATCCCGTTGCGCCGCTGGCGTCCACGTACTCAGCTTTCGGGCATGTGAGCGTGGTTAATCCCGTTGCGCCGCTGGCGTCCACGTACTTGGCGTTCGGGCATGTGAGCGTTGTCAATCCCGTTGCGCCGCTGGCGTACACGTACTCAGCGTTCGGGCATATGAGCTCTGTCAGTCCCGTTGCGCCGATGGCGTCCACAGTCTTGGCTTTCGGGCATGTGAGCGTGGTTAATCCCGTTGCGCCGATGGCGTACACGTACTCAGCGTTCATCAGGCAATGAGAAATCATCTCGTTTCTCGTTGGCCAATTCGACAGTACCCAATCCATGACGCGCGCTTGCGTTCCCTCATCATCTTCATTACGCCAACGGATTGTTGGCTGGTCGTTTTTCTCAGGCCACTCCATCTCGCGCCAGTCGCAACGGTCTGCGCTAGTTTCCAGCTTCAACTCATGCCAAGTTGCTGAGTGTGAGTTGATGGTGTGGATTGCGAGTTTGTACGGCTCTCGCACGTTGATTCCGACTGAGGTTAGTTGTTCACACATGATGTACTCCTATTCTCCATCTTGGTTCTCCGCTGTGAAGCGCACTGTTCCCTTGCGTACTCCATCATCAATCCATATGAAAGCATCCACCAGCGTTTCGGGCGGCGGACTTCCGATGACCTTACCGAGTTCGTCTGCCATCTTCTTTATGCTCCGCGCCGTAGTGAGGAAGTCGCGGAACTCTGTCAGGCATTCTTCCATCCGGTCGGCTGGCACTTTGAGGAAGTCTTGCACCTTTTCGATGCGGTACTCAGGCGCAGAACAATCCGCTTCACCTTTGGGTGTTGTCATAGTTTCTCCTCGCCCACCAGTAGGTGAGCTTTGTCGCGCTTGGCGACAGCGAAGGTTGCTGGTAGTCAGGAAATTTGTCGGTCATGGTCATCCTTTTTGTTGTGGTTTCAGTGTGGATCGGATTTTGTCGAGGTCGCTGATGGTGATGCGGCGGGTGCGCGGGCCGTAGCAGATCACGTCCTTGACGATGGATTCGCGGATGAGGCGGCGGAGCGTCCATGTGCTTAGTGATAGCGCCGCGGCGGCTTCGGGGATGGTGAGGTCGGTTGGTTGTGTGGTTTTCATTTTGGATGGTAGTCGAAGGCGAGTTTGAGTTTGGCGGCGAATGTGCGGTAGGTAGGGAGATCGGGCGCGGCGACGCGGTGTTTGAGCCATGCGCGTTGTGGGTAGTTTTTGTCGCCGCGCGCGTCGTCGGGGTTCCAGTGGAAGCCTTGACCGACGAGGCAATCGCGAGTTGCTTTGGGTGGCGGGCCGCTGGGGGTGCGTAGTACGACAGTGACGACGGCGTTTTCTGGCAGCGGGCAGTCGAGGAGTTGGCCGATTTCGCCGGTGGCTTTGTTGATGGGAACTTCGTGATGGGTGGGTGGGTCGGGTGGGTGTGGAATGTTGGTGTGTGTTTCCGTGGTTGTGGCGGTGAGCTTGCGGTAGCCGAAGTCGTGGCGTTTGTTGGATGCCATGAGGCGGAATACCCATGACCAGAATTGTCGGGATGTGCCAGAGAAGACTTCTTCTTTTTCGCAGTCTTCGGGCGCGTCGAGGGTTGGATATTTGAGGATTTGTCCCATCCCGGTATCAAGGCCGCCGATGTATTTGGCGCCGTCAGATATGAATTCGTGAAATTCCATTGGTTGTTATGGCTCCGTTTTTGTGTTGCTGTGTTGTTGTTGGATGATGCGCGCAAGGTGAGGGTTTGCCAGCGCCGCGACTCTTGGAGTTGTCGCGCCGGAGGATGTGCGGTCGCCAGGAGAAGTGGGGCCGCGTAGCGCGGGAGGTTTACCGTCATCGCGGCGCTGGCTTTTGAATTTGAAGCGTTGTTGTTTGTTTTTTTGGTTGGCGTTGTTGGTGGTGTTGAGGATGGCGACGCGGCGCCGAAATTCGGCGTGGTCAACGGCGCGCATGACGTGTACTTGAAGCGTGCGTTCCCAATCGGTAGCTGGGTCGGCGAGTCTGCGGACGGCGACGCCGGTGGATTTACCCAAGAATTCGTGCACGAATGAGTCGCAGAGCGCGAGGAGGGAGGTTTTTTGCGCGGCGATCTGGTGGCTGTATTTGCGTTCGAGATAGGCGATCCATCGTTCCGAGATTCGATTGTTGAGTGCTGGGTGTGTGTTGAGGAGTTTGAGTTCTTCGGTGAATGAGCGATGGGTTGAGTCGGACTGATATGGTTGTTGCAGGACGGCTGGGAGAACGGACTTGGCGTCGAACGTGTCGGCACTTGTTGGGTTGAGGTCGTTTGTGTTGGTGGCTACTGCGTCGGTGGTTGTTGTGTTGCCGTGGATGCCGGTGAGTTTTGCGATTTCTAGTTCGGCTTTGGATTTCCATAGGTTCGGCGGATGGCACAGGATATGGATTTGTCCTCGGTGTCGCGTGGTGGTGATGACGCCCGCGATGCGGAGTGATTGCAGGTGTCGCGTGGTGGTTCGCTGGGGGGTGTGTGCGATTTTAGCGAGGTCGGTGATTCTTGTTTTTTTATCGTGGTAATTAAGACATGATCCGTAAACTCGGCAGAGCGTGGCGTCGAGGCGTTCGTCGCAGAGCGCGGCAATGATGTCGTTGGTATTCATCATTTGGCGGGGAGAAGTTCGGTGGCGTTTTTGCGGGGGGGTAGGTAGCCGTGGTGGTTGCACCAGCGGCGCAAGCACGGCATACAGGCATGACGAAGCACGCCGGTTGGCGGGACGTGGACGATGCGGGCGGCAATGCGGGTGCAAGCGGTGCGGGCGCGGTGGATCGTGCAGGCGGGTTTATGCACGCTTCGGTAAAGCGCGGACAGGTGCTCAATTTTTACGGGGGCTGACATCAAGCGCGCAATGGTTCGGCGGCGTCGCGGTCTGGGCCGTGTTCGTCGTCGGCGATGGATCGTCGGGAGGCGCAGAGTCCTATGAAGGCGATGGCGCAGAGGATCACGGTGGCGATGGTGGCGATGAGTTTTGTGAGGGTGTGCATGGGTTCTTTTTTGTTCATGGTTGGAGGTTTTTGGTGGTGCAGTATTGGGAGATTAGCTGTTCGATGACAGAGGTGTTGGTGCGGTGGAGTCGGGCGGCGGTGCGATTGAGCGTGCGGGAGAGGCGCGGGTGGAGGCGGAACGCGCGGAAGATTTTGTTGTCCGCGTTGGTTCGTCGTCGTGTACGTTTTTGCATGTTGCAACATGTATCAACATGCACAAAAAAATGCAAGATTTAATTTGTTGCGTGTTTATACAATTAGGGCGATTGTATCGGTGGATATTATGAAAACAGAGGCGACAAAAAAAGTTGTGGGATACCGTTTAAGCAGTTCTGCGGTAAGCAAGTTGGAGGCGGTGTCGAAGACCTTGAAGCGGGATAAAACGGACATTGTGGAGGAGTTGATCGAGCAGTTTTGTCCGGTATTGGTGCAGTTGGAGGCGAATCGGATAGCGGAGGCGGCGGCGCGGTATGGCGCGTCGGTGAAGAATGTGGAGGGTAAGAAGTGAGCATGAAGACGTGGCTGCAAGTGGCGCGGGTCGCGGCGTGAAGAAGTAGCGCGAAGCGAAGCGCCCAGCGTCGAGCAGATCGGCGTTGGGCGCTTTCGCTTTTTGTTTTGTGCGCGTCAATCGCTAGGTGGTTTTATGTGTTGCGGCGGGTTGGTTGTGGAGAGTTCAGCCCATAGGTTGCGGACGATGGCTCCGCGTTTTCTGAGTTCGCGCGCGAGGGCGTCCATGACCTGTCGGCGTTCGCCGAAGGATAACCCCGGAGCGTCCACTAGGTAGATGGTGCGTCCTTGCACGTCGCCGTGGATGCGTTCGAGGAGTTTGGTTGCGATGAGTTTTGATTGTTGCCAGTTCATAAGGCGTGGGGTTGTTCCTTTTTGTTGGTTGCGGTTGTTGTTTAAGCGGCGAGGAGTTTGGTTGGGTCGGTAAATCCGAGTAGTCGCGTGGATGTGGCAAAGTATTTGGCGGCGTTGGCGTCTTGGAGTTCTTCGGCGGCTTGTGTGGGGGTGTTGATCCACCCCCTCAAGCGTCCATGTTCGACGTTGAGCGCGAGGATGAAATCCTTGTTTAGTCGTAGGTGCAGGTTTCCGTTTTGGTAAGCGCGCACGTCGAACAGTTCGATTATTTTTCCGTTGTGGCTGGCGTGGAACGTGTAGAGTTCGCCGCGTTTCCAGTTGCGGCGCTCGTTGTGGTAGAGTGTGCTGCGCTGGTGTTCGTGTGGGATAAAGCCGAGGTTGCGTGCGAGCGTGCAGAGGTCGCCGAGGAAATCGGCAGCGCGCGCGTCGAGTTCGTCGCCGATAAGTAATCGGTAATTGATGCCGCCGATGCGGTGCGTGATGATGCGGTAATCAAGGGCAAAGTGGGTGTTTTTAGACTGCTCGCCATTATACCGCCATCGTTCTTCCTGCCATGTGCGGGTGTTGGATTTGTATAGTTTCACGTTGCATTTTGCAACCATGTTTTCGTACACGGCAACAAGCTGGGTGTCGAGGTAGGCGTCGGCGTTTTTGATTACCCACGCAAGCACCTCAAGGATGTTGGTGATGGTGAAATCAACTTGGATGTGTTCGTGTAGTTTGTTTAGGAGTGCAGTGCGGCTTGCGGCGGTGAGGCGGTCGGTGACAGCGCCGAGGTGGTCAAAAAGCTCGTGCCAGTATTCACGACGCAGACCGTCGAGGCGCTGGCGCAGGCAAGACATTATTTTTCGGGGGTCAACTTCAAATTCCTTTAATAGCGCAACGTCTAGTTGTGTGACGAGTTGGTAGTTGCGTTGTGCGGTGGTCATTTCGCAGTTGTAAAGTTCAACGAGTGCCTCAATGTAGTTCGGGCCGATAACTAGCGCGTGGTATGGCTTGAAATCTTCGGGAGTTGGTTCGTTGCTTGGCGCGGTGTTTGGGTCTTGTTTGGATGGCGCGAATTTGGCGATGAGTTCGGCAAATTGTTCGTTGAAGAACCTTTCAAAGGCGTCATCCGCGCCGCGATGCAGGCTAATTTTTACGATATTGACGCGGGCGCGGGCGGCGCGTTCGGCGTTCTCGAAGTCGAAGGTTCCGAGTGTTTCGGCTTCGGCGTCGCGGTATTTGATCGCGTCGGTGATGCGCTGGCATTGTTGCCAGCGGTCAGGTATCACGAGGTAGATCACATACGCGGCGGCTTCGCGGATTACTTTCTCACTCCATGTCTCAAACTCGGAATAGGGCGGGTTGGAGAAAATAACGTCAACGGGTTTGGAGAGTAGGGACTGTTGGGCAAAGTCGGTTCCGATTACAAGGATTTCGTTTGGCATTTGTCGGCATAGGATCGGGCTTTTTTCGATGGCATAGAGCGCGGAAAAATTCTCTGACTTTTGGATCGCGCCAAGCACTTTCCCGTTTCCGGCTCCTATGTCGAGAATTGATCCGCAGTGTGTGGCTTCGTTGGCGCTTATGTCGTCGGCGATTCGTTTTATGATTTCGTCCGTGGTCGGATACCATTCAAAATCTTCGCCGTTGGTTTTTAGTGTTTCAACGATTTGGTTTGTTGTGTTCATTTGGTTGGTTCTTTCTGCGTCGCGCCTGGTTAGGCGGTCGCGGGTTGGTTGTTGTTGGTGGTGTCTATTGTGACCCCCTGAGAGCGCAAGGCTTCGGTTATTCAACTGATGACTCGCGTCGGACGCTCCCAGAATGCAAAAGTATCGTGATCTAGTGAGGGGATGTTTATTGCGTCGTGTTCGGTGTGTGTTTTGGAATACACGACACCGCCGGGTGCGCCAGCATAAACGCGACGCGGTCAAGTTCAAGGGCGTCCTCGGCGCGTTTCAATAGAATTTTTGTGACGTGGCTCGTTTTTTCTTTGTCGTCCGTGCATTTTGACACCGCCCAAATTTCGCATCGGATACCTATTGACTCCAGGCAATCGGCAAGCGCGCAGGCCGCGTCTGCCCCACGATGCGACGACGATGTACTGTCCGTCCGTGGTTTCCTGCATACCGACTTTGTACACCTTATCGGATTTGCCGTCACGGAAGTATAACTCCGCCGTGCGGCACTGTTTCTTTGTTTGGTTCATTGTTTCCTCCATGCTTTGCGGATTCTTTCGACTTCTTTAATTGCCTCCTTGTGGTGATTCTCATCCTTGAACCACACGCTGACGCCGCGTTTTCCGTTGCTGGCTCGGACGTATCCAGCCCATCCGGTGTGTTTTCCATCTCTCGTGTCACATCCGCAACAGCATGGCTCGTACACGGTGGCGCGTTCTGGTTTGGTGTTTTGTCGTGCCGGGTCTGTAATCTCGAACTCAACTGCGTCTATATGTTTCGGTTTTGTTTGATTCATTATTCTTTCTCCTTTCGGGTTGCGGTTAGATGCAGACGGCGATGCCGCGTGTGTAACAGCATTGCACGTCCATTCCTTTGATGTCTTTCTTCCTGACAATCCAGAGCGCACAGCCGCGAGGGTCGCTCTGATAATAGGCGATCAGCCGCCGCTTGCGCGGCTCCATGATTTTCGCCAGCCGTTTTAGCGCGGCGGTTTTGCGGTCTGGATAAGGACGGCGATAAAATTCGCCTTGATACGGGTGTGTCTCCATGTACGTTTTTCCGGTTTCCTCATCACGCACAACATACCATGATGGATGATTGTTGAAATTACCACATTCGAGTTCTCCCCATCGTTGCAGGGTTTTCTCAATGCGTATCAGTTGCTTGATTTCGTCGAGGTTGAAGCCAAGCTTCCACAGTTCCACATAGAGACATGCGGTTTGCTCTACCTTGTTGTATTTCATACGTTTTATCTCCTTTTACGCTTTCGTGCAGCCGGTTTGTTTTGTTTGTGCTTGTGTGGTTAGTTTGTGCGGTAGATGTAGAATGTTTCCGTGTTGTCACTGGTTTTATCCGTATCGGTTTTTGCCATTGTAACTGTAATCTCGTTTTCGTTGCCGTCATAACCGGCGAGGAAATGTCCGCGTCCATCCGCGCTTATCGCATCCTCAACGAACTTGTCGAAATCTCCGCACTTCTCGACAAGGGCGAGCATGGCGTCATTTGCTCCCTCGCATTCCATCTCCTGAAACGAGCGGATTGCCTTTTCAAGTTCAAGCGGCAGTTTACAATGCGATAGGATAAAATCCGTATTGAAAGCCCAAAGGCTTTCCCGGATATATTCCGCGCATTTATCATTGGCCTCCTCATCGGTGAGCACGAGGTAACTCTTGCCGTTGTGTTCAATCTCCTCGCCGTTAACTGGCGCATCGTCAAATAAACCGACATTCTCGCCGGTGTGTTCGGATATCGCCATGCGGCGCAGTAGCTCTAGTTTTTCGGTTGTCATGTGTTCTGTCCTTTCTTGCTCTTTCGAGCTGGGTTTTTAATGTTGAGTTTTTCTATCAGTTCAATCTTTCACGGTTGCGTTCTTGATCGTCCAGTTGGGGAAGCCAGCTTCGTGCAGCGCGTCCTCCATTGCGCGCCACAGTCCTTCATCGCCGGATCTTCCGTAGCTAGTCTCGCCCCAGCCTCGCCCTGCGAAATCTTCGCCGTCGAATGAGACGAACACTTTGAAAAGGCGGTCTGTTCCGTGACCGGTTCCGAAATCTTCAAAGCCGTTGAACTTTACGCCGCGCGGAAAGATGACAAGGGTGGGAGTGGGGCGATTGGCTTGGTTGATCTTCTCGCATTCGCCGCGCGCGTCGGCCTCGTCAACGAACGCGCCCAGCGTTTCGCTGCTGCGGACTTCGGCATCCGGTCCGCGATCATCTCGGCTGATATACCAGCCGATTGATTCTTTGACGGCGTCGCTCGGCGACGCGGCGGCTATGATTGCTCCGAGATCGGCGGCGGCGGTAGGTAGTTCCGGGGCTGGGGTGTTGTTCGTCGTCGTCGGGGCTGTGTAGGTAGTTCCGGCGACGGCGGGCAGTCGGCCATTGGTGAGGGCGTCGCGCAGTTGGTCGTTGGAGCACTTCATCACCCAGGCCGATGCGTCCTTGCCGAATTTCTTTACGACGTGGACAACAAGGGCGTTGCGTTTCATCTCGGCGATATTCTCGCCGATTGGTTCTGCGGTTGCGGTTTGCATTTTCTATTCCTTCTGCGGCGGTGCCGCGTTTGTTTTTTTGTCTAACGTTTTCTCGCTCGCCACCGTTTTCTGTAGGCGTTGAATTTTTTCCGTCGGCGCTTGATGGCTGCTTTCCCTTTTGGGGTTTTCCACCAGGAGTTTTTCCTGGCTTGGGCGCGCTCTGGATTTCGCCGTTCCCAGTCGCGCACGTAGGCGAGTTGTTTTTCCGAGGTCTTAGTCATGCACGGTCACGGCGACGATGAAGCGCGCCGATTTCTTTCGCAGGCCGAGGCCGACGGCGGCGCGCTCTTTGAGGTCGCCATCCCATTCGGGCAGGAAGCACTCGACAGTTTCGTATTCAGACACCGGCTTTTCCTGAGCCGCTTCTTTTGCGGCCAGCAGCGAGCCGTGGCCGTGTTGGATTCCGGCCGATCCGTAGCGACCGACCATGTGGGCCTTGAGCGCCATCGCGCCCTCTTTCGTGAGTTGAACAGTTGCTTGTTTCATCTGCGCGTTTCTTTCTGCGGCGTTTGCCGCGGGTTGTTGATGTTTCGTTTTCTAACGTGTCGCAAGGTACTGGTGCTTTGTTTTTTTGTCAACGTGTTTTTTTTATTCAGAAAATGCGAAAGCGTAAAAAAGCAACGCCGGGTTGATCTTTTTCGCTGAAAACTTTTTTTGTTTTTTTTATTTCGAAAACGGACGCCGCGTGAAAAATTCGCGCGCGTCGGCGGCGGTGTGTAGGTCGTGATTGGTGGAATTGTAAAAAGCCATACACTGTGGCTGTTCTTCCGTTTTGAAACAGCCAAACACTGTGGCCGTTCTGGTTCCGAGAACAGCCAAACACTGTGGCCGTTCTAGTTCCGAGAACAGCCAAACACTGTGGCCGTTCTAGAGGTGCCTATATTAAAGGTAATCAAAAAGAGAAAACATTGAATGTTTTTGGTGGTGATTTCGGGGGCGTTTGCTGATTTTCCAGACGGAATGGTTGGATCAAGTGAGATTTTGACGCTTTAGATGATGATGCAAAGCCTAGAAGTTAAGGCCGACGGTTCCTTGCCCGCGCCACCTGGTGTTGGGTTTGATTTATTGGCATTTGTGGGGCGGGTGACGGCACGGCATAAGGGGTTGACGGCTACGCAAGTCCGCATTTGTCAGGCGTTTGTGCTGAATTTCGGGGCGTCGAGGAAGGAATTGGCGAGGATGGCGGATTGCGACGAGACTACGGTGTCGAAGTGGGTCGGAAACCCCGAATTCTGGCAGATAATTGGCGAGTTTGATCTTTCAGGAATGCAACGGCAACAGGCACTTGCGCTGATTTCGGCCAAGTTGGCGGAGATGCTGGAGCGCGCGGGCAAGCTAACCGCCGACGATGGCGCTTGGCTGGATCGGGTAGCCAACTGGACGGGGATCACGCGGCAACTCCCCCAAAGTTTATCAGTCGCAGTGGCTACTTCTGGCGTCGGTTTGACGGATCGGATAGCGTCGAGAGCCGAGGAATTGGCGCGCGGAATACAAGGGGAATTGTTCAAGGTTTCACGTGATGTAGCTACCTTGAACCGTGAAACGTGCGGGGAAAATAGAGTTGCGGACTCAATTATTGATCCAGAATCGCCGTCCACCGCGAGCGCGATTGGCGCGCCTGGCGGCGACGATCAAGGCGGTGTGCGATGACCGCAGGCCGCGATTTTTGCGTTGGCTGGGGGGGTATGGGGGCGAGCGGCGGGCTACCCTCTTTTCTAAAGCATGGCTTAGTTGACGCTAACGCTCAAAAAATTTCGGAAAAAAACGGCGAAAAAATTTCCGGAAAAAATGTGGGCGTGGTTGCTAATTCGGCGGTCGGCGCGTGGAATGAGTTCAAAGCGCGATTTTGCGGGGCGGCGTGGGAACGGAATTGGTGTGATGTCGAGAAGGTTTACTACGCGACGATAGCGTCGCGCGCGAAGGAGGCGTTGCGCGAGGAGGGGGTTGTTGGGGAGCGGAATTTTTATCGTCGGCTGTGCATGGAGGATTTGTATTTTCTGTGCAAGGAAGTTTTGGAGTACCGGGATTTGTCTTTCCGTTTGCACTATCCGCTGGCGTGTCTGACGGCGGATGTGCGGATACCGCACAAGTTGATGCTGTTGCCGCGAAAGCATTTCAAGACTTCGGTTTGCACGATTGGCGGTTCGATACAGGACATGTTGCGCGATCCCAACGTGGCGATTTTGATGGCAACAGGGACGGCAAAGCTGGTGCGCGCGGTGACGTTGGAAGTGAAGAACAAGATTTTGTTTTGTGACGAGTTTCGTAAATTGTTTCCGGAGTACGTGAGCCGTGAAAAGGAGTGGGGCACGGTGGATCAGTTCACGGTGCCGTGTCGCGCGGACAAGTCGCGGAAGGAGCCGACGTGGACGGCGGCGAGCACGGGAACGAGTTTGACTGGCGGCAGTTACGATATGTTTCGTCCCGACGACTTGATTGACTACGACGACGTGAACACGCGGGACTTGATCGAGGCGACTGAGCAATGGGTTGAGAGCGCGGTTTTCATTTTGAAAAAGCAGAGCGCGACGCCGCAGACGTGGAGCGGGACACGGTATCATTTTTCTGACATCTACTCGAAGAAGATCGGCGATAGCATCGAGAACGGAGGGAAATTCGCGGTGTGGGTGCGGCAGGCGATTGAGGACGGGAAAAGCATTTTCGAGGAGCGGACGGGGTGCGCGTTGGCGGATTATCGGCACGTGTTGGATCACGGGACGCCGGTGCAAAAGGCGGTATTCATGGCGCAGATGATGCAGACGCCAACGCCCGTCAACGAGCAACTAGACCGCGCGGCGATACAGTACCACAGCGACAGCGACGACGAGATTCGCGCTGGGTACGTGTTTATGAATCTGGACACGGCGGCAAGCTCGAAAGAGAAGGCTGATTTTCACGGGTTTGTGGTGTGGTTATGCACATGGGGGCAGGACGAAAAGGGGAATTGGCGCAAGGAATTTCACGCGCTTGAGGCGTTTCAGAAGCGCGTGGATCAGTTCGGTTTTTGGGATGAGGTTTATCGGTTGTTTTTCAAGTATTCGGATGTGTCGCCGGTGATGGGTATCACGTTGCAGAAGGAAGTAATCGAGAATGTTTACATGTCGAGTTACGAGAAAGCGCGGCTTGAGCATGGTGTTCCGTTGCCATTGATTGAGGCGCGCATCCACAAAGCCGACAAGCAGAAGCGCATTTCGCGGTTGTTGCCGTGGTTCAAGGATGGGAGCGCGAAGTTGCGTCGCGGACAGGTGGAGTTTGAGGATCAGCTTGTGTACGGGGACAAGGCACCGAATGACGACATTGCTGATCCCGCGAGCGATGTGGTGGAGGTTGCGAAGTGGCCGGAGTGTCCGGTGGCGGAAAAGAAAGCTATCAGCCGCGCTCCGATGCCCACGAGCGAGCGTGAGGCGTGGAATTTGTTGTCGAAACAAATGGCCGAGGCGGAGCGTGAAGAAGAAGAACGCGAGGCACTTGCCCTTGCGGAAATGGAAGACTGAACCAACCACGAAAGGAAACGATGAAACTATTTGGAATTGAAATCAAAAAATCAACGGACTGCGCGGAGTCCCGTTGTGGTAGTGGCTGTAAAACGTGCGTGGCTGCGCTTGCGCTGGCGCGGGAGGCTCTTTTGGTCGTCGAACGGTCGTCGAAGCGCAACACAGATGAAATCGTGGCTCAGAATCAATCCTTGCACGACCGGGTGATGTCGTTGACGGCGACGCAGGCGTTGTCGCAGGTGTCGAACGTGCGGATTGCGGATGCGTCCATGTTGCGTGATACGGCGCAAATGTTTCGTGAACTGGCGAAACCGCAGACGGAGCAGAGTCCGTTGGGTGACGAGTTGGCGCAAGAGATACCGGGTACACAGGTGGGATAACGGATGAGCGCAGCCGCAGACCAACGACAAGTGCGATTGCCCGTGGACGCGAGCGAGGCGGACAAGATCGTTTCGATGGTTCACCAGAAGCATCAGGAATCGTGTTTGTACAAGTTGTTGTTGACTGGCGAATGGATGTTGAACCAGGCGTTTTTGCAGAATCAGCAATGGGTGGTGTGGGATCGGAGCAAGCAGGAGTTGCGCGACGCGAAGAATCCGCGTGGCGAGATTCGGCACACAGAGAATCTGATTACGCCGTACACGATGAGTGTTGTTCAATTACTGAACAGCGGCAAGCCGTTGATGAGTCTTGTTCCGACGCGAAATATCGCGATGGAGAACGCTTGGGCGGCGGAAGTTTCGCAGGCGTGTTTGGATTACGTGGATAACGTCATTGCGTTTGAGAAGAAGACGAAGGAGATGAATTTGTGGCGGGCGACGCTGGGCACGTCGTTTATTCGGATGTGGATTGACCCGGAGGCTGGCGAGAAGTTGAGTTTACCGGTTCGCAATCCGGAGACCGGCGCGGATGACAAGGTGGAGGTTCAGGAGGGCGAGTTGCGCGCGGAAGTATTCTCGCCGTGGGACGTGCATATTTTCCCGACGAACGCGCCGACGCCTGACGATGTGGTGGCCGTACAATTTGTGACGGCGATGCCGGTTGAGGAAGCGAAAGAGAAGTGGCCTGACTTCGCGGAGCAGATCAGCGCGAGCGACGACTTGACGCCGTATGAGTACAACAAGCGCCGCGTGGAGTGGTTGAATTCGCCGATGAACGGGATGAGCGGGTACGGCGCGAATCAAGGTTTGGCGCGGGTGATCGAGCACATTGAGGCGCCGACAAAAGCGAATCCGCGAGGGCGCAAGCTGGTTGTGGTGAATCGGTTGTTGGTGCAGAACGAGCCGAACGAGTTTGCGGACATGTTTGAAAAGGAAGTGCCGAATTACTTGAAAATGGGGTGGGTGTGTTTTCGGTTCATCGAAGTACCGGGTCGCGTATGGGGGCGTGGCGCGATTGAGGATATGCGCTCGCCGCAGATTCGGTTGAACGAGTTGGTGACGGACGTGCGGAAACATCGTCGCGCGCATTTGAAGACGCGGATTTTTGTTCCGGACGGCAGCGGCGTGGACAAGATCACGAACGCGACGGACGGGGTTTATCATTACACGCCGCGTCCTGGCGTGCCGCCGATCACGGTTGTTCCCGCGCAACAGTTGGGTGATGCGCCGTACAAGGAGATTGCGGAGATCAAGGCGGGGATGAGCGAGACCTCGATGCGACCCGAAGTGGCGCGCGGTTTGAATGCGCCGCAAGTGCGGAGCGCGGAGCAGGCGCAGTTGTTGTTGGATCAGGCCAACCAGCCGTTCGGGTTGATCGCGCGGGACACGGAATTGGGGTACGCGGATTTGACGCGGTTGAAGATGGGGTGCGTGAATCGGTGGTACAGCGATTTGAAGATCACGCGGATTGTGGGCGAAACGAAGGGGTACGCGGTAGGTATTGTTCGGAACGAGAATCTTTACACGGATGTAGCGGTCGTTGCGGGGAGCGCGCTGCCGAAGAACATGGCGGCGTGGAACCAGATGTTATCGCAGATGGTGCCGCTGTTGACGGCGGGTGGAGGGCCAGAGGCGATTCGGATGGTGAACGCGATTATCGAGCAGATTGATCTTGGCGGCGTGAAGTTCGAGAAGCCAAACCAAGCTGACGTTGACCGTCAAGACACGGAGCTTGCGATGATGTCGGCTGGCCGGTGGGTTGAGCCTGAAATCTACGACGATCACATTTCCCACAGCGACCGCTGCGACGTGTGGTTGAAGAAGCATCCAACAGCGAATCCCGTTGTCAAGAAGATGGTGGAAATGCACCAGATGCAGCATCACGTAATGATGGCGCGCGCGGCGATGCCTCCGATGCAGGCGATGCTGGGCGTTCCGCAAATGGCGTCGCAAGGCACGAAGACGACGGGGGACAGGTTGCACGCGGCAGTGAATGACGGCGCGCGACGGCAACAAGCGGATTCGCGGCTGGAGCAACAGCGGTCGCGCGCGCCGCAGCAAGCGGGAGAGTAAAGAACATGAACGAGCGTTTCATTGCAATCTGGAATCACAGCAAGGACGAGAAAACGGTAATCACGTCGGGCGGGAATGTGACGACGATTGGCGGCGGCGGGATGATCGAAAGGGTGCCGTTGTTTGCGGAAGAAATTTTGAAGGCAGCGAATGAGAGCGGCGTTCCATTTTCAAAGGAACCGCCGAAGACGCTGATTGTCGGGGCCGCGAAATTTTCGAGCGCGCCGCGCGTGGTGAGCGTGCCGCTGGCGATGTTCGACCGCGAGAACCTGTTGCGGTTGGACAAGAAACTTTTGATGCGGATAGCGGATGTCGTCGGGTTCGCGCCGTTGGTTGACGAGGCGAGCACGCCGAAGAAGGCGATAGTGGATGAGATCGTGAAGGCGACGAAGATTTTTGATTTGCTGGGCGCAACGGTGCCGCCGACCGTAACGGGCGAAAAAGAAACAGCGTCCAGTGAGCAACAAGGAGCGAAAGCATGAATGGTCAACAGACCGACGCAGACGGTACGGCTACGGTACAAGCCGGTGCGGGCACTGCGACCGTAGAAGCCGGGCAACAAAATGGCGTGCCCACCGGCAGCGCGCAAACAGCGGCCTCGTCGCAAAACGGCGGGGGGAACCAGTCAGGAAACAACGCAACACCGGTACAATCACAATCGGGCCAAATGGTGCCATTGAGCGTGGTGACGGAGTTGCGACAAAAGAACCGAAACCTTGAAGCGCAGATTGGTGAGCAGCGCGTGATCAACGAGCAAATTCTCAGGGAGATGCAGTCGTTTCGCGTCGGACAGCAGAATGGCGTAGCGGCTGACAACGAGGAAGGGGTTGCACCGCAAGACAAGCCGATTCTGGATGCGTTGGAGCGGCGGATGCTGAAACATTTCGGGCCGGTGCTCGAAGCGTCGCAGCGGACGAGCGCGTTATTGCAGGAACAGGATGCGGCGGCACGGACGCAGCGGGCGCAAGCCATGCGGCAACAGATCGCGGAGCAGAATCCGATTTTCAAGCATCCGCTTCTTGGTAGAAGCGCGATGGCGGAATTGCAGGATGAACTGGCGCGGTATGAGGCGGCGGGTGTGCGCGTGAATGCGTTTGAGATCGCGGGTGAGATTGCGATGCGGCTAAACGCCGAGAAGCAGGATTACGACGCGAGTGTCGCGCAGGGCTTGGTGCAGGGTGCGCGGATAGCGCAGCCAGGCGCGGGAGCGGGAGCGGCGGTGACGCAGGGCGGCGCGAGCGGCCCCACGACGGCAAACCCGTTGCCACCGCCGCGAAACGTGCAAGAAGCAACGCAGCGGTACAGGGACGAGAAGTTGCGTCAGATGCGCGTTGCTGCTGGTCAAGCGTAAGGGGTTTTGGTTCGGAAAAGGAACAATGAAGCAGTTTGGTAATATGTGGTTTAATGCGCGGCTGGCGCTGTGTGAACTGGCGGCTATGTGCGGTCTGTTCTCAGTGCTGGAGCTTATCGGCTTACGGGTGTGCGGTGGAACGGATGCCCGTGGGGGTTACGTCACGGATTTGAATGACACGGCGAATTCGGATTTTGCCGCGTTTTTCAAGGAAACATACGGCGGATTGGAGAATGCGTTGCGTACAGCGGCGTACCTTCATAATCGGCTGGCTGGCAAAGGCCAGATGTTCGACATTCAGGGCAGCAAGCTCGTGATGAGCGTTATTACCGGTCACAACACCGGTTTTGCGTTTACTTCGGGCGGCTCGGCGTTGCCCGTCGGCGGCAGGAGCACTGGTATTCGACCGGAAGCGATGTATAGCCGGTTGATCCAGACTTGCGCGTGGGATGACGAGACGATCCAGTTGAGCCAGTCCGAAAAGGGCGCGTTCATTTCGGCGATGGGTCGTGGAATGGAAAGCGTTCAAGAGACGGGCGGCGTGGTGTTGAATCAGGCGTTGCAGCGCAACAAGGCTTCGGCTTTGGGTGTTGTGGCGAGCGTTGACAACGACAAACGCACCATCACGTTGTCGAACACCGGGTTGTCGAACACGGTCAGCGGCGACCGTTGCAAGTACATCATGGAAAGCATGTACATTGACATCGGTAGTGCGTCTGGCGTGCCGAGGGCGTTGCTCAAGGGGTTGCAAGTTGTGAGTATTGACCATACGAACAACAAGATCGTTGTTGATGCTGACGCTGACACCGCGCAAGCGGGTGATTACGTTTGGCTTGGCATACTTGGCGGCGTCACGAATAGCTACAATCGCGGCGTGAGCGGTTTGGATGCGTGGGTTGGTTCCACCACAAACACGGTTTGGGGTATTGACCGCAGCCTTGCTGCCAATGCTAAATTCCGTCCCGTGCGTATCAACGCCAATGGTGGATCGGTCAGCCAGCAATTAATGCGGCGACTGATTGGCACGGTACAGCAGTGGGGTGCCGACAAGGGTCAACCCCGCGAAGGAACTGTGTACGAAGGCGCTGCGATCTACACGTCAATTCCGGACAAAAATGCCTACGGCGACGTGCTGATGAACATGAAGCGCATCGTCAACGACATGGAGTTGAAGGGTGGCTGGAAGGGTATTGAAGCTGAAGGCTACGCGATGATCGGCGACGCTGACGCGGCGGTTGGTCGTATGCGTTTCCTCAATCTTGACGATTGGGGTCTTGGCTCTCCGAACGGCGGTATTGCTCCCGTTCTGTGGAGTCCTGATGGTCTTGTGTTGCGTCAAGTGCCCGGCTACGACCGCTGGGTTTCCATGCACGTTACGCGCTTGGAACTTGGATGCAAAATGCCTAACCGCAGTGGTGAAATCTACGGATTGAATACCGCGGCCTACGCATTGGAGTCCTAAACAAACATGGTGAGGGGTCGCGTTGCGCTCGCAATAGCGCACGCGGCGCGACCCCGATCCTCCTCGAAAGAAAGGCAGCAGGTAGGTGAGTAGAACATTGCCAAGTTGGTTTGCGAAGTGGCTCAGGCAACATTTCCCTGACCGTCGCGCTGTATGGAATGACGATTTGCTGGTGTGGCAGATTCAGCATAACGAGCGGATCGGTGTGATGGATAGGTGGGTGGTGGAGTTGACGTGGCCTCATCGGGAGATTCAGGGGCAGTTGTGCGACAAGATCGCAAAGGGCGCGTGGTTCAGTCGCGGCGTGCGGTTCAAGGATTACTGGCGCGACGAAATAATGGCGCCGGATATCGCGGCGCAAGCGGCGAAGAAAAAGAATCTGTTGAGCACGGAACGGGATTGGAGGCAGGAGGGCGTGAAGGCAGTGAGGCGTGATACTGGCAAGAGCGTGATGGTTGGCGCCGTGAAGAACGAGCGGATTGGTAACAAAAAAGCAAAGGATATTTACACATGAAAACATTAAAACAATGCTTGTGCGCGGCAATCGTCGCGCTGGCGGCGATGGCTCTATGCGCTGTTGTGGTGGCTCAGAATTTACCGGCGATCAGCGTGACGGTGCGCGTCGGTAAAGTAGCTACCGTGGGGGCGAGCACAAATGCAGCGCCCACGTTGGTAACGACGAACCTGTTTGCACAAGGGCTGCGGCGCGCGTGGTTGAGCGTGCAGAATACGAACACGGTGGAAACGGTGACGGTGTACGCCGGAACCAACGCAGTAGCTCCGCAGGTGGTGTTGGCTCCTGGTCAAAGCTGGGGTGTGAGTTACCCGACGATTGACGATGGTGATTACAGCGCAAGGAGTGGGGGCTCCGCGATCGGCGTTGTTGTAAGCGAAGCGTGGGGGCGATGACGAGAATGAAGTATTTACTGAGCCATTTACTGCTATTCTTCGTGGCGTGCTCAAGTTGTTTTTCGGGTGTGTGGATTAACAGCTTTGGCGGGGGTGCTTATGGGTCAGCGCTCGCGACGAGCAACCTGAATTTCATCGTGAGCAACTGGGCGTCGCTGCGCGACGATGGCGCTGGGTATGTCACCGTGACGACGGCGAATGGCACGAACATTGTCGGACTGACTGGTGAGGCGATACGTGGTGCTTGCGCTGGATACATCGCAACCAACCGATATATTCGTTCTGACCAAACAACGAATCTTGTCAATGAGATCGTGTCGCCGGTGGCGGCATTAGCGAGCAATGCTTACGGTACCTTATTTGCATCTAATGTTGTTATGGCAGCTCATGTGGCAAACAATAGCAACGCCATTATGGACGTAAAGTTGATAGCGCTGGCCTCTAGTAACTCTGCGGTGTCGTGCTTGCCCTTAAACGGAGGAACTATTACTGGCGATTTGGTTGTGAATGGGACAGTTCGTTATATTACTACGGAATATGTGACAGTATATGGGGGTACACAATATGTGGGCCATACATTATACACAACGCAGGCCATTTGGCAAACACAGGTTGTTTATACAAATACAGTAGTCACAAACTCCGTAACAACTTATGTTAATATCAATGGTACATGGAACGCGACGAATGCCAGTTGGGTTGGGACTCCACATTTATCAGATACAAAAATAGGCAATGCAGTGGCAACTGGGGCTTGGGACTGGGGTGGTGCGACTTGGATAAATCCTCCAACAAACGACTGGGTGTTTGGTTTAGCGAATGCGGTGACGAACGCAAGCGGACCGGGATTTACGTTGTCGAATGGTGTGTTGACGTTCTCGACTAATGGATGGCAGTTCGCTGCTGTGGCAACGCAAATCGGTATCTCACTGAACGGTATGACCAACTATACTACGCTTGCTGGTGGCGTTATTTCACTCGGTGAGCTTTCCGCTGTCACTGGCAGTGTTACCCATGCACTTACAGCTGATTCCGCGGACACGGCAACGACGGCATCAACCGCGCTTTCCGTCGCTGGCGCAGTGTTTGCGACGAGCGGCAATGTTCTCACCAACGGCAGTGCGAGTTTCAACAATCTGCCAATCACCAACGGTGTCACACTCGGCACGATACCAATGACAATGCAGCAAAACGTCTTGTACGGTTACACGAACACAGGCGCAAGTTTCGCCAGCGTTAATATCCCGCTTACATCCGTCGTTGGCGGCTGGCGCGTGTTTCGCATCACTGGCCGTTGCGGAAATGTTGTGGGTCCCAGCGTTCGGAACCTGTACGCGGCTCCGGCTTGCGCCTCCAACGTCACCTACTTCAGCCAAGGCGCGTACCAAGGGCAGTCCTCGGTGTCCGCAATAAATTCGCCGAACAACTGGATATGTTCCATCGCGTGTACCCTGACCAACGGAGGTTACACTCGTGAGCGCGGCTTTTTTGATTTTCAAGTTGAAACCGATGCGAACAGCAATTTTGTAAAATACGTTCAAGCCGCGCCGTCACACACTTACGTCACGTTGTGTAACAACGGCAGCGGCTGGGCTGGTTCGTCGCTGACATACGTTTGCATTGCCACGAACGCTTTCGCGACAGGAACGATGACGGGGATGGTCTTTCAGGCGGACAGCGGCAATTTGACCAACATGGAACTTCAAGTAATCGGAGTTGTTCCGCGAGGGAATGGATACTGAAATGAAACGCTTATCATTCATCATCTCCGCCGTTTTTAGCGCACTTTTTGTCTTCTGCGTTTTCGCCGTTCCGCCGGTACAACTTTGTCCGCAAACCGATGGAAAAGTTGTCACGCAACAACTGAGCGTCGCTCAGGTTTTGAAAATGTGGCCGTCCAGTTTCACTACGAACGCGGCGGGCGAATTGGAAGAGGTGTCGGAATATCTTGATGCTGAAACTATGAGCATGGCGGCGAAGTATCGGGTTGAGTTGGCGGATTGGGGCGGCAACGAAACGAACGACCCCGTTGTGAATGCCGATATTATTGCCACGAATCCGACGAACACCGACGAGGTTGTCCAATGGCGCGCCGTGAAACGTCTGGTGTGGATGCGCCAGTTGTTGCGCGAGGCTGGGTATGGTTTTGATTTCGCCCATCAAGGATCGAACAAAGTGACGGAGACAACGCGATGAATTTGTGGCTTGTACAACATGCTTCTGAGGCTAAGATTTTGACTTTTTCAACGACCATTGGTTCTTTCATTGGCGCGATTGGAGCGGTGACACTTGATCTTGATATTGGAGCTATTGTGCTTGCGGGAATTACGATATTTAGCGGGTTGGTATGGGCGTGGTTAGTTGGAAAGCTGAACAATATGTTTGTGAAAAAGGGCGATTGCGCCGCGCAACACGCTGTCACGGCAAATTTCATCGCGGAAATAAAACAGGAGCGGCATGAACGAAACAAGGAAATAGATCAAAAGTTTGACAGAATCCACAGGGAGCTTTCGCATTTAACCGGCGTCGTTGAGCAGGCATTGAAGGAGAAAAGATAAATGAACCAAAAGATTGATTGCTTTCAAAAACCAGTTGCCCCTGCGCCGACAATCCCACCGGAGCGCGAGCCATGAACGACTTTTCAAATCCAAGTGATCTCCACGATGACGACGCGCCGAGCGGTTCTACAATCGCGTGGTTGTTTTGGTCGCTACTTGTCGGGGTTGCCGCCGTGCTGGGGTTGCTGTTTATTTGCGGATGCGCGGTGACGGACAACGGGATTCGGTCTGTCACGTCAACAGTAGTTGGACTTGAAGTATCGAGCGTGCCGGAAGGCAATGCGCCCTCGGTGCGAATTGGATTGATTCGGCACGAGTTGGTGTTGTGTTCGAGCAACGCCGTGTCACAGGCGCAACTCATCAAGCAAACAACAACGGAAGACGCGGGATGGATGAAGCGGCGTGTTAATACGTCTCTTTCAGTCGGCTCGACGGCGGTTACGCAACGCAGTGTTGCGGAGCCGATGCCGTCCGTGACGACAACGAACCGGTGACATCATGGGGCGATTCAACAGCGAACTTGAATTGACGCCGCTGCGCGATGGCGAAACATGGCGCGTGGCGTCGGGTTTCTCGTACAAGACGAACGGCGGCACGGTGCTGTTTGTGCCACCCGGTTTTGAGACTGACCTCGCGAGTGTGCCGCGAATTTTTTGGAACATCCTTCCGCCGTTTGGCAAGTACACGCAGGCGGCGGTGTTGCATGACTGGTTGTACCGTACAAGTCCGAACCGATCCTCGGAAAACCGCGCGTGGTGCGATGGCGTGTTTCGCGAGGCAATGGTGGCAAGCGGCGTGTCGTGGTGGCAACGGCAAATCATTTATCGGAACGTGCGCTGGTTTGGATGGCTGGCGTGGAAAGGAAAATCGGAATGAAGACGCTGGCCGAGTTGCGGTGGGCTGTGCGCGGTGAATTGCGCGAGCGCGGATTTTTCCCGACGCCGAAGACTGGCACGGTAACAGTTGATCAGAATTCAAAAGCGGTTGTTGGGATTGGCACTTACTTTTCGGATGAGTACCAGGTTGGCGACGAGATCAGCATTGACGGGATCGTGAGGACGGTGCGAGGGATCGCGTCGGCGACGTTGTTGACGGTGAACAAGGTGTTTGACAGCGGCGCGGCGCACAACAACCTGCCGCATTTTCTTGTGTCGCGTCAAGGCGGCTGGACTGACGAGGACGTTGACAGCGCGATAGTGGATGCGTTGGAGTTGTTGCAAAATCGGTTGTGGCGCGAGGCGCCGCGCGCGTTGTACGGGAGCATAGAGGCTGACGTTGAGGCTGGCGTTGACGTGGTGACGTTGCCGAGCGGGCTGTTGGCGTTCGAGGTGGGCGAGCATCGTCAGAGCGCGAGCGAATCGTATTGCAAGCTGTCCAAGATAGACGTTCTCCATAAAGACCCGTCGAACGCTTGGCCGTGGTGGTTGATCAGCGGCAACGGAGCGGTGCAAAAGCCGGTAGGCAGGCCGGGTAGGTACACGGTGGTATCGCCGTCGCAGATTGAGTTGGACACGTTTCCGGATGTGAGCGTGTCGGAAGGGTTGCGGTTTTACGGTGTCCTTGCGACGAGCAAGCTGGTGGCGGATGCTGACGCGATGACGGTTCCGGAGGCGGACGGTTTTGAGCGCGTGGTGGTGTTGTGGGCGTCGTTTGCGTTGTTGTCGCAGAGCGATGCGGATAGCGAGCGCGCGAAATTTTGCAACGAGAAAGGCAATGCGGCATACAAGGTTGCCAGCGCGCCGTGGATGGCTGGCGGTCGCGAGATGGGGCACGAGAGCATTGTGATTGTGGAAGACTAACCAATGTCGAGAACACTGAACAGCACGCGGCGGCGGTTGGATGGCGGGATTGACCTGACAACCAATCCGCGCAAGCTACAGGAGCTTGAAGGGCCGATGCGTTCACCGGATTGCTTGAATGTGTTCGGTCTTGGCGGCTCGATATTGTCGCGGAACGGGTGCGGGCATTGGGTTGATACGGGCACGGTTCCGATCAAGTATTTCAGTTATTTTTCTCCGTTGACGTTGGCGGAGGCTGGGTTACTGACGATTGCCGCGAGCGGCGCGGTGAACACGTTGACGAATCTGGCGTCGGCTCCGTCGCCGCGTCGTATTATTAAGCGCGCGAAGCAGCGTGTCGGGCGCGTTGCGATCACGGCGCCAACAAGCGGCACGAACGATATTGATCCTGATGATTGCACTGTCGAATGGACTGGATTCAGCGAAGCGACTGGGTACAAGGTTCAAGTGCTTACGATGAACGGTGCGGAAGTGTGGTCGAGCGCGGTTAGCAAGGACATGTTCAGCAAGAATGTTGACGCGGGAAAAATGGTGGGCGGCACGGCGTATGTGATTCGCGTGAGCGGGTATATTAACAACGTGGTGAAGTCCGTTGCGAACGTGATGATCGCGACGCGGTTGACGGCACCCATGAATCTCGCGCCGAACGCGGCGATAGCGGAATTGACGCCGACGTTGAGTTGTGGCGCGGTGAACGGCGCGACGGGGTACACGTTCTATGTGTATGACAGCAATGGCAACCCGATCTACGCGAGCGACGAGCAGGCGGAGCCGAGTTTCCAGTTGCCGAACGGGTTGCTTGAGGACGGCAAGAGTTATTCGTTCAAGGTGAAGGCGAGCAATGCGGTGACGAGCGCGACGAGCGCGGCGCAAGCGTTCAACGTGGCGTTGCCGCACGTCGGCACGCCGACGAATTTGAGGCCGAGCGGCGAAACGGACATTGTATCGTTGGAGTGCGATGAAACGCCGAACGCGCTGGGGTATGTTTTCAAGCTGTATAAAAACGGCGCGGTGATCTACACGAGCGGCGAGTTGAGTGAGCCTTCGTGCTCTGAGGCGGCGGGATACATGGAGGATTTGGAGGAGTACACGTTCACGGTGACGGCGGTACGCGGTTTGGAAAGCCGCACGAGCGACGCGCAAGCGTTCAGCGTCTATGTTCCGTTGGAGAAGCCGACAGATTTGCGTCCCTCCGGGCATAGTTACAATCCGAAACCAACGGAGTTATCGTTTGGTTTTCTTATCAACAAGGCAAAATCATATACGTTCAGGTTGTACCTACGATTCGGCGAGGAACCGATATGGCAAGGAACATCAACGACGACAAGCGTTGCGTTACCGGAAAACCTGTTGCAAGACGACACGGATTACGCTTTTACCGTAACAGCGGAAGACGGCGACCATAAGGCGTTGAGCGAGAAATGCGATTTCTACACGTATCCGCCTCCGCTACCGGTGTGGGACGTGGTTTGCTGGAAACATGATTTTGCGTCGCCTGACTGCGTTGGGGAATTCACGTCAACGCCGACAATCATGCGGTTTCCGATGGAAGGTGACGAATTGGCTTACGAATGGAACACGTGTGTTGACGGCTCGAAGTACAGCAAGATTTCAGGGCCGTATAACACCGAGCAGGAGGCACTGGAAAACGTGCCGCAGGAGTGTCCATCGTGAAGGCGATTGGAGTGATCAACACAAAGACGCTGGCTGGCGCGGAGCGCGTGAGCGGCGTGGTGTTTGTGGACGCAGACGGAAGCCTTGAAGGTTATCCGTGGGGCGCGCCGCAGCATCGCGGTATCGGTTCGGAGTGGAGCGACACAGATCGGATGGCTGGTGTCGGAGATCGTGTAGGGGCGGCGGTGGCGGCACTGGGGGATCGCGCGCGGCTTTTGCGCGCGTCGAGTCCGCTGGCGGTGATAGCAGTAGGCACATCTCGCAGCGTGGTGGCAGCAAAGAACGCGGTGGTACTGGCGCGTTGCGTGCGAGAGGTACTGCGGGACAAGGCTAATGACGCGGCGGTGCGGTGCGAGTTATGTTTGAGCGGGTGGCCAAAAGTGATTGTGTTTGCGAGGACAGCGAGTGCTGCTGCGGATGCGATTGATGCCGTAGTGAAGGAAGCGCCGACGGCGGCTGACGCGGAGATGCCGTTGGTATCGGTGGAAACCGGCGGAGGATGCTGCGGATGAATTTGATTGTGACAGATAGTTTGCCGTCGAGCGCGCGACTTGGCGGGCGCGAGATTATCTGCGATGGCGTGAACGCGAACTTGTGCAATCGCGGCAAGGCGTCGGAGTTACGGATGTTGGGGATTGAGGAACCGTTGAGCGCGCCGACGGCGACGGTTAGCGATAGCGGCGCGGTGACAAAGGGAAAACACATAATCGCGGTGACGTTCGCGATTATTGAGAGCGGCGTGATCGCGGTTGAATCAAACCCGATTTTGACAGAGGCGGTGGACGTTGAGGATGATGGCGTCAAGAAGATTTCGTTGGGGAGTGTTCCGGTGAGCGGGAATCCAGCGGTGAACGCGCGCGTTGTTTACATGACGGCGGCGGACGGCAACAAGTTGTACCGCGTGACGGAGGGTGCTTCGATTGCGGACAACACGTCAACGGAGTTTGACATTTCGATTGCGGACGCTTCGTTGACGGCGACGGAAGTATCCTACGCGAACGCGCCGTTACCGGCGTGCCCGTTTGTAGTCGCCAGCCAATTACAGATCGCGCTGGCGGGCGCGGTGACGTACTCGAAGGGAACGAGCGCAATCGGCGGCGGAGGAGGAAACCCCGGTATATGGCGAACATTCTTTGACGCCGGGTTGACGCGCGGTTGCATTGGGAAGCGGATCGTGTTTGGGTCGTCCGCCGAGACGTTCACGATCAAGGATTTCACGGAGAATACGCAGGTGGCGTTGCTGGATAGGGCGTGCTTTGATGTCAGCGAGACGTATCGAATCATCGGTCAGGATGGCGGCACGGTGTTTTTCTCGAATCCGTTGCCCGGTAACATCGAGGGATACGATCCGACGAGCGCGCTGTCGAGTTGCAGTGTCGGGTATGACGATGGCGACGTGATTACGGCGCTTGGGATTTGTCGGGATCATTTTGTCGCGTGCAAGAAACGGAGCACGCATCTTTTGACAAACAACGGCGCGCAATGGACTCCGTTGACGGTGAGCACGCAGATCGGGTGCGCTTCGCATCACACGATGGTTCAGGACGGGCGCGGCAACGCGATTTGGTACGGCGGCGCTGGCGGTGTTTATTTGATGCAGGGTGGAGAGAGTCTGATTGCGACGAACCGACCGGAGAATATCAGTCGTCAGTTGGAGGAATTTTTGCGAACGCAAGTGAATCACGCGCGGGATCACATGGCGCACGCATGTTGGTACGCGCCGCGCAAGTGGTATATGCTTTGGTTGACGGCGGTTGACCAGAGCGACGTGACGGATTTGTTGTTGGTGGCCGATTTTTCCGAGAGCCTTGAGGGTGTGCCGTGCAAATGGTGGGTGATGCGGTTGCCCGCGATGAATTCGCGCGTGGAATTGTTTTCCGACAACGAGGCGCGGTTGTTGGTATCGAATTATCACGGCCAGATTTTGGTGTTTGACGTTGGCAACGTGGACGGCATGGCTGACGCGGCGAGCGTGCTTGGCGTGATAACCGAAGTGGCTAGTGACGGTAGCTACTTGGTTTGCATGGCGGAGTATTTCAGTGATCCCGACGGAGGCACGAAACCTGATGGCGCGGTAGTGACAATTTTGAGCGGGGCGGCGAAGGGTCAGAGGAGACTGCTTTCGAGCGTGACGGATGGGACAAAGCTGAACATGGACACGACGTTGTACGGCGGGAAGTTCGATCCGTTGCCAGCGGTGGGTGACTTGGTAATGGTGGGCGGGTACGAGAGTTACTGGAAGACGCCGAGGATGGTAATGGCCGAGCCTACGCAAAAACGATGGCAAGAGGCTGTGATTGGTACGCGGGATTTGGGTGGGCAGCCGGAGTGCGAGCAGAGCGTGACATCTCGCGGAAGGATGAGCGTATGCGGTCGCACGCCGTTGCCCGTTGCTTTGCGTGACGAGAGTGTTGTGAGGCTTGGGTGTTTCGGTGAGGATATGCAGTTGAAGGTGGGTACTTCGAGACCGGCGCAGCCGTGGCAGTTGGATACGGTAACGGTTCGCTGCGTGAATGGCGGCGAGACAAGATAAGGAGAGAATGCGAGATGAAAACTTTATGGTTTAATTTACGGTTGTGGCTTGCGGACGTGTTGTTGGCGAGCGGGTTTGCGGCGCTGGCGGTTGGCCTGATGCCGTTTGTTGGCGGAGGCTGGGGTGAAGACGAAGAAGATGGTGGCGGCGAAATAGATTGGAGTAATGACGAAATAGATTGGAGCAATATTGATGGATTCGATGATTTCAACCCGCCGCGTCAAGACCCCTCGACGTTTAATCCGGAGGGTGTGAAACTTGGCGAAGATCGAGATTTGACGAACGCGGAGTTGATGTGGAATTTGTTTTCTCCGTACCAGGATAATCGTGGTCAGGGTGGGCTTCATCCATCTGCCGTGTTGTCGTCGTGGTCTCCTGTTGTTGACCCGCTTACGCCAGAGGAGCGGAGAAGGATTGCTGCTAGATGGGGTGGCGACGAAATAGGCGGTCAGTATAATCCCGCCGCAAACCCGACGTTAAATCCATCCATGATGGACGGTTTGCTGACTGGGGCTGATCCGCGTCGGCGCGCGCAGGACTTGGCGAATTCGCAGTCGGATTTTGCGAATCGCGCGGCGTTGCGGATGAATCCGAACGCCGGGCAAGTCGTCTCGCCGACGCGCGGGTTGAAGCCGATGGCGGAATTGCAGCGTGATATTTTGAATCGCGGCAGTTCGTTTCATTCGTGGGATGGAAACGGCGGGCCGACGGAGAAGAACGGCGGCAACTTGGCGGCGGCGGCACTTGAGGCGAATAACAAGGCGAAGCGTGATGCGCGGAATCAGGCGATGGCAGACCGCAACCAAGCCCTCGGCGCGGCGTACGGTCATCGTCGGTTGGTGCAACAGAGGTTGGGCAGCAATCCGTTCGGGCCGGAGTATCAGGCGCAGGCAATCGGTGTGTTGCGTGACGCGCGGGCGCGTCAGTACAACGCGGCGGTGACGCAGTTGCAGCAACAATACGCGGCGGCTGGCAGGCAGCTTGATCCTCGGTTGTTGTTGGTGTTGCGTCAACAGATGGCCACGGAGGAGAACGCGGACTTGCGGGAGAGCATGATGGACACGGCGACGAAGCGGTTTGGAGCCGATCAGTCGTATGTGAATCAAATGGGTGACACCGTGAGCGCGTTGGACAGGATTTTGAGCAACACGCAGTTGCAACCCGATCCGAGCGAGTTGGCTTTCCTGCAATCGTTGTATCGTAATAGCGGCGGGTTTTATGGCCGAAAAATGGGGTAACATATCCAACTAAGGAGAAACGACAATGCCTTATCAAGCACAATTCAGCGGCGCGATACCGGGTGGACTGGCGCAAGAGGTATGGGATCAGAACCGACAAGATTACCAAGATAACCTGAATCAGGTGATGGCGGATCGGTACTGGCTGGCACGGAAACGCCAAGCCGAGATTGATCTGATGATGGACAAAAAGAAGCGGATGAACGATCTGGTTAATCTGGCAAGCGCGGTGCCGAACGATCCGAACATGGTCGTTACGGGAAAAAGTTTCAATCCGACGACGATGGCGTACTCGATTCGGTTTGGTCAGAAGAAGCATACTCCGAAACATGCGCCGAGGTATGATGCCGCGACGGGTCTATGGATTGATCCGAACACGATGACGACGAAGCGCGATCCGAACTTCGTGCCGAAACCGGAGCGGAAACTTGCGCCGAGTTATAATGCCGCGACGGGTCTATGGATTGATCCGAACACGAAGACTACGTCGCGCGATCCGAACTTCGTGCCGAATTCAGACAAAGAATTAAATCAGTTACAACGGGATTTAATGGAGATCCGGATGCGCCGCGCGCAACGAGCTTCTGAATATCCCGGTTCCGATTTGAGCGAATGGGACAGGCTGTTGAGGGAAACGTACAGTAAAATCAGCGATTTACAGAGCAAGCGTGATCGTGCGGTGCGCGGCGTCGGCGCCAACAATGTCGGTTTTGGCAATGTCGGTTTTGGAGTTGGCGGCGGTGGTGATCCGTTCGAGAATATCGGGCCTGACGGCATGACGGGATTTGCAGGAGGCGCAATGCCGACATTTCAGTTTGCGGGTGATCAATCGGGTCAATCAGGTCAATCGCAGCCAGTTGAGCAGGCTTCACCACAAGTACCTACTTCACAACAGCCGGTGATGCCGTCTGGAAAGCGTCAACTGACGCGCGAGATTGCGTTGCAGGCGATTTACGAAGCTGGCGGTGATCGGGACGCGGCGTTGCGGAATTTAGAAGCGGCTGGGTACGACACACGGTACTAAACAGAGCATGTCCAACAGTATGTGCGAGGTTTGTTTATGAGTGTTTTTGACGACGCATACAGTGAATACAGCGGAGGGAAATCCAGCACGGCAATCAATCCGTCGTCATCTGTGTTTGACTCTGCGTTGTTGGATTATCGGAATGGCGTCAGGCCGTCGGGTAACAATCAGGTTCCCGCTTTGACGGATGCCGAGAAGTACGGGTCTATCAGCGGCGATAACGACAGTCATGCGATGTCGGCGTGGTGGAATGAGCCTCTTGCGGGTGGCGTGATTGGCGTGAGTCCGAGTGAAATTTACAATGAATTGAAGGCGGCAAAAGATTGGAGTTTTCTGCCCGAATTGAGCGGTAAACCGGGCGCGCCGCGTGGTGTTTGGAATGATCCGAGTTTGTCGAGCGCAACGGTAATGCGGGACTGGATGCGTAACGGGCTTGGTGTTGGTGCCGCAGTATTGGCGTCGCCGTTCGTGACGCCATTTGTATCGTTTGCGCCTTATTACGCGGATAAGGCTGGAGCGAAGCCTTTCGGTGATGTCGTGTCGGGCGCTGGCGCGGGAATCTATGATGTGGTTCGTGGGTTTGCTACGCCGCAAAATATCGCGATGGCTGGCGGGTTTGGTGGATCAAGGATCGCGCAAACTGCGGTGTCTGGATATTTTGGCAAGGAGATGTTGCAGGGTGTTCCTAGAGAGATCGGGGCGGCTTATGATGCGTGGCGTCGCGGTGATTATAGCGAGGCGTCGCGGCTTGGTGTTGGTGGTATTGTCAGTGGATTGATGGGCGGAATGGCCGCTGGTCATGCTGTGCGTGGGTTTAAGAATCCGATTGCTCCAAAGTCGAAGCCAGCTTCAAGCTCTCCTGTTGATTTATCGGTTGGCGTCAGCACCTTTGATCGTGCGTTTGATGAGTACCACCACCGAGGTCTTCCCCAGCGGATGAGTGACGCGGCGGCTGTGCCCGCGCCGCAGAGTTTTGCGCCGTTGTCGGCGGTGCCGTGGTGGGAAAATGCTGCCACAGTGAATCCGCAGACAAGGTTTGTGGCGCTTCCGAATGGCGTGATGGTGGATCGCGCCGCACCGAACGAGCTAGGGAAAATGATTGAGGCGCAAGGCGGCATATTGAGTGTGAGAGCATTACCGGTGAATCGCTTTGGTTCTCCGCCCGCGTCCGCCGTGCCCGTGGAGCCGCGATTAGCGAAGCCGAGTGTTGTTGCTCCTGGCGCGCCAGTAGTGACGCCGCCTAGCAGACCCGTGGAGCCGCGATTAGCGAAGCCGCCGGTGGTTGAGTCGAAACCGGTGGAGAGCGTAGCTCCTGAGCCAAGCGCGGTGTCCGTGGAGCCTGCCGTGAGGCCGGTGTCGTCTGCGCCAGTTCCGAGCGGGGTATCTGTTGGCGGAGTGGGCGCGGTACATGGGATTGCGGGGGATCAGATCGCGGTGCGTCCAGACTTGATGCAGTTCAAGCGAATGTCGGACACCAGCAGCGGCGCGAGCGAGACGCACAGGGAAACGATTGGCGGCGATTGGGATGCGGTGAAGGGTGGAAACCTTTTGTTGTGGGAGCCGAAGAATCCATCAGAGCATGGACTTACTGGCAGCCAGAAGTATATTGTTGCGGATGGACACGGTAGGTTTAATTATGGACGAGAGCGGGGTGTCAGTAGCTACAACGCGCAGATATTGCGCGAGGCGGACGGGTACACGGCTTTGGATGCCCGTATTATCGCCGCCGAGAAGAACATCGTGGATGGGAAAGGAACAATTTATGACCAAGCAAAATTCCTCAGAGACACGGCAGCAACACGCGGCGCGGATGAGGCTTTGGCAAGAGCAAGACAAAACGGCATTGCAGGCAAGAAAGCTGCGTCCATTGGGTTCTCTGCCGCCGATAGTCTGTGGGACAGCTTCATCAACGAGCGCGTCACGCCTGACCAAGCAGCCGCGATAGCGGACGCCGCGCCAAAGAATGATGCGGTGCAGCGGATGGTTTTGGGAGAGGTATTGAAAGACCCGAAGCTGACACCGGAGGAAGCGCGTCAGATGGTGCGCGCAATGCAGGCCAGCGGCGTCAGCGGCGCTTCCGCGAAGCAGGTTGATTTGTTTGGCAGCAACGATACCGCAATGGAGGAAATGCGGAAGATGTCGAAGTCGGCAGCAGAGATCGTTGGCGAGTTGCGGACGAAGGCAAGAATTGGACGATCCGTGACGACACGAGCAGAGGAGGCCAACGCAGTCGGGGTGAAGGCGAGCAACAAGACAGCGGCATTGGCTGATGCGGCGGGTCGCGAGTTGGCGTCATGGGAAAACTGGCAGCTTGATCCCGTCAAGGTGCGACAAGTCCGTGAGCGCGCCGGGTTGCAATCGAGCGCGCCGCCGCGTCTTGCGAGCGGCGAAAAGGGCACTGGCGATTTGTTGAAGGGGCAGTCGGAGCCGATGAAGTTGGTCGGCGAAGTGGATGAGACAGCGAAGCAGGCGGCGGCAAAGGCCGAGGCGGATCGCGTCGCAGCGGAGGAAGCGAAGGCCAAAGAGGAAGCGGAAAAACAACAGGGGAATTTGTTTGGCAATCTAGGTATCGTCGCGCCCGGCACGCGGGAGACGTGGAGGGTGATGCAGTCGTTTATTGATCGGTTCAAGTTTCCGGGTTCCGGTATTCCGAACTTGATGCGGGAAGGATTGGGGATTGCGGCACGTCAGCACGCGGCGGCGAAGATCGCGCCGCGTTATATCAAGGACGAGGTACTTGGGAACGTGCTTCCGAAAACCCGGTTGCATGACAAGGCGTTTAAGGCGCGCGTCATGGGTGTTATCAACAAGAACGAGGTGCTAGGGATTTACGATCAGGCGCGGGAACGGGTGCGGCGGTTGTTGGATGACCCGAATGCAAAGCCGTCTGATATTGATGAGGCAATGAAGGCGGTTAGTGATATTGAGGAGGCGCATGGAGGAACGAGTGGGCTTGATGCGATGGACGCGGAGTTGCGTCGAGCGAAGGGCGATCCGGAGTTGGTTTCGACAACGCTGGCGTGGAATCGTGAAATGGTGAAAAAGTGGATGGATCCGCTTTACAACGAAATGTTACGGGTTGATCCGAACACGCCGCGCGAGGGGCGCGGTAGATACCCGGAGCTTGGTATGCGGGTGAACCTGTTGGCGGATTTCAAGGCGGAAGAAATGCGCGGCTTTGCTGAGAACGGTATGCCGGTGCCGGAGATCATGTACTCGAATCATCGCAACCCGAATGTGAAGCGAGATAAATTTTCACGGCTGGCAAAAGGCACGGGCGAGTATTCGACTGACATGGATGCGGTAATTCTGAATTCGATTGGGGGGCGGTGGAACGAGGTGACGAAGCAGCGGTTCTATGATGCGATTGTAGAGGCAGGCGGTGTTATCACTAAGTATGGCGAGGATGCGCCGACGGTGGTGATGGGCGAGAAACCTGTCAGGATACCAATTAAAGCGCCAGAGACACTACCGAGCGGCCAACTGCAATACATTGAAAAGAGTTTGTGGGTGCCAGAACGCATGGCGGATGAAGTGTTGCGGGTGCTAAACACGGGGTTGAGGCCGAGAAGCAATCCGATACTACGCGCGTTCACGCAGTTGCAAATGTTGTCTGGCGTAGATGCGTCAGCGCACACGAAAAACCAGATTTCCATTTTGATAAATTCGTTGAGAGGCGACAACTACGCGCTCGAACAGTTGCGGCGGTTGCCGTTTGTTGGCACAGAAGAAGCGGCGCGGGCACTGACGATGAAGCGTATTGAAATGGCAAATGACACGCCGGAGATTCGGGCGCAGATTTCCAGACTGGCGCAGTTAGGGTTGATCCGCCCGGAATACCCAGCGGTAGGCTTGGGTAGGATTACAGCTCCGGTTCAGGAGTTTTTGCACAAGAACGATACGGCGACGCGGTTGATATTGGACGATTGGTTTACTAAGAACGTGGAGGCAGGGCGAGCGGTTGACACGCTGGATAACAGGGTGAAATTCGTGAATCAGCTTGGCGAGTACAATCGCCGCTTGATGTCGCCGGAGGCGGCGTGGGCGCGCGACGTTGGGTTGAGTCCATTCATCGTGGCGGGTCAGACGTTTAATCGGTTTGGTCGTCGGCTGGTGATTGGTAGCCCCGGTTTTGAAGCGAATACAGTTATGCCGCGTTTAATGAATCTGTCGAATACGGCGATGATGGCACTTGTGCCCGCGATGATGAATTATTTTTTATGGGACAACCCGACTGGCAGACCGGGCACGAAGATTGGTGAAGTGGATTTGGGTGACGGTGATGACGGAAAACGCCGGACGCTGGATGTATTTCAGTTGACGGGGTTGCGGCGCGGATTACGCGGGTATGGGTTGGATGCAGTCATACATGGCGCGATTGAAGGGGAGACGGTTGACGAGATCGGCGGCAAAGCGTTTTCCGATATAACCAGCACGGCGTTGCATCCGTGGCTTGGACCGGGCGTTGGTGGCGCGTATGCGGCGATTACCGGGAACCGATTGGATTTGCGCGGCGGACCGGCGCCGCGACTGGCAAAGGACTTGGGGCGTGGTTATACGCTTTCACAAGTAGGTGAGCAGGCGCGCGCGGCGTTTGAACAGCAGAACCCGATGTTGTACGGCGCGGTTTCAAATAAACTCGGCAGCGGCGGGCAGACGGCACCGCAGAAATTCATTGAAGGCACGTTCAAGCGTCCAATCGAATCGTTCGGGTATTCGGAGCGCGTCAGGGAAGCAACGAGCACGGCGGCACGTCGGTTCATGGCGCGGAAGGGGCGCAAGTCAGAGCCGGTTGGCACGATAAGCAAGTACCGCGATCTTGACGAGGCCGTGAGGTTGAATAACGCGGAGCGCGTGAAGGTGCTCTACAATGAGTTGATCGAGAGCGGATATACACCGAAGAAGATCAGCGAGAGGTACAGGGATCACGCGAACGCGCCGTTTACCGGTAGCCGACAATTCGAGCATGAGTTTTACGCTGGACTTAATGCCCAGCAGCGCGAGCAGTACAAAAAGGATCGTGCGGCGCGGCAAGCCTTGTTGTCAGGCTTGTTCCGATTGCTTCGTGAAAGCAATGAAGCGTCACAACAGCCACGATTGGCGCGGCGTTAAGTAGCTACTTCTGAAATTTTCCTTCGCTTCTTTGGGTTCTTCTTTGGATTCTTTCTGAATATGCGGCTGTGTTCGCGGCGATAGCGCTCGCCGTTGACGCGGCGTGGGCGCGATCCCTTCCCGTTTTGCGGCGCGGTGGTGGTCATGGTTGGATTATTAGGTGGCGTTGGTTGAGCTTTCAAAGCGGTAACAGGTGTTGAGGAGGGTAAGCGGGATTAAACCGATCGGGCCGTGTCGTTGCTTGGCAATGTCGAGTACGGTTTTGCAGGCTTCCGTTGGGTCTTCGTCGTGAAGTTTGCGATGGAGGAGTAAAACCACGTCGGCGTCTTGTTCGATGGAGCCGGATTGTCGGAGATCGGAAAGTTTTGGGCGAGCGTCGTCGCCGCGCTTTTCCTTGTCTCTGTTAAGTTGGCAGCACGCGATGACGGGAACCTTAAGCTCGCGCTGTAGGTTTTTGAGTCCCGCCGAAACAATGCTGACGCGGACGGTATCGTTGTCGAGCGCGCGGCGCGACGATGATTCGATGAGGCCGAGGTAGTCAACGAATATCGCGGCGGCACCGTGCTTGTGCACGAAGCGGCGGGCGCGTCGTCGTAGTTCGGCGATGTCGAGTCCGGTGGTGTCGTCAATAATCATGCCGGAGGCGTCAATCTCGTTGATGGCGTTCAGGATGCGGTTGCATTCTGCGTTGTTTAGGTTGCCGGTGCGGATGGACATGGAATTGATGCGCGTGACGGACGAGTAGAGTCGTTCGGTGAGTTCTTCGATGGACATTTCCAGCGAGAAGATCGCGACGGGTTTCTTTTGCGCGATTGCGAAGTGTTCGGCAATGTTCATCATCAGCATCGTCTTGCCGACGCTTGGGCGCGCCGCGATAATATAATAAAGCGGGTGGATGCCGGTTGTGTACTTGTCGAGCTTGGCGAACCCGGTGGGTATTCCGGTAACGCCGTGACTGTTGGAGTCGAGCCTGGCGGCGAGGCGTTCGATGAATTTGCGCGAGCCGTCGGCAATGGTGGGCGTGGCGGTGTCGAACATGGATGCGGATGTGATCGAGAGCACTTCGCTTTCAACTTGATCGTGAAATTGAAGCACATCTGAATTCACGTCATAGGCCTTGTCGAGATTGCGGGCGAGGACGCCAATGAGGTTGCGGAGCGACGCCCTCTCTTTAACTGTTTCGATGTAGTATTCGACGTTTTCGGTGGTAGGTACTTTGCCGATGCAATCAGACAGCATGGCAGGGCCGCCGATTTCTTCGAGCTTGCCGATGTCGGCGAGGCGTTGCGTGAGGAGAACAGTGTCGGCGGTTTTGAGCGCGCGCAGTTCGCGGTAGATGATCTGGTGGTGGGTGTAGTAGAAATCGTCGAGCTTGATGGTGTCGAAGATCGTGGCGGCGCACTCTTGAGAGAGGAGCGCGGCGCCGAGTATGCACATTTCTGCGTCTTGTGCATTGGGTAGAACGCGGTCGCGGTGGGTGTTGTTCATGGTGTTGTTCATGGTGTTGTTCATGGGGAGTGTCGTGGTAGCGTTGAGAAGTTTTGGCTACTCAATTTTTCGTCGGGCGATGTGCTGGGCTGTTGTTGCGTAGATTTTTTTGACGTGGGAAACGTCGAGGTTGAACGCGGCGGCAATCTCTGAATCGGTAAATTTGACGGCGCGCGCTTTGCGGGCTTTTACGAGCAGCCAGATCGCAACGTCAATCGGGTGAAGACGGCTCGGCAGCGCGTCGGCGGCAGGGCGAGCGTCCCACATACTTGTTGTGTGCATGGCGGCCTCGGCAGCTTTGGCTGCGCTTTCCGAAAGATCGGCCAGCGGTTGCTCGTGGGTCGCGTTGAAATTAACTGGCAATTCGGTTTTTTGTTTCATACATGGGCTGGTGCAAGTTTTTCTTTTTTGTCAAGGATGGGGAGAAGGTCTGGACGCCGTTTGTCGCGCGCGGCGAGGCGGTGTCGCCGTTGCTCCCAAAGCGAATCAAGCGCGTCTTCGATGGCAGTGATGATGCGGCGTGGTATGCGTTCGCCGTGTCCCGCGCGTTCCATGAGGTTGTGCCATTCGGCGGCGAGTTCGCAGATCGGTTGCATGAGCGCGGTCGAGGTTCGGTTTTTCACGCTGGAATGTCTCCTTCGGTGGTCATAGGGAGTTCGGCTGGTGTTTCATCGTCAAGAACCCATGCGTGCCACGGGCAGACAGTACCGCGTTGCGTGCGCGCAATGAGATAGACGTGCCGCGGCCAAGCCAGCGCAATGTCATCTTTCGAGGGGATTGGGCGAGCGTTTGGGTGGGAATGGTAGAACCCTAGCATCCGCAGGTTTTTGAGTCGCGGATCGTGTTTTACGAGCTTCCGTACCATGCGGCGGATAATGAGTACAGTGATGAGGGGGATCGCAAATGCGTGGTGAGCGTGCGATTTGCGGATTGTGTTTTCGGTGGGTACCGCCTCGATGATGGTGCCTTGTTTTGTGCCAAGCAACAATCCGCAGCATTCGCGCGGGTATGCGGCGATGGCGTGATTGTCCATGCGAACACGGGCGGGGTGGGTGAGAGTAAGCGCAGTTATCATGTGTTGTGTGTTTCCTTTTCATATTGTAGTTGGGTTAGTTTTTTGCGGATTTGGCAGCCTGCTATTGGAAGCTCCGCAATATCTATCCATTGATCCATTCCTCCATTTTGTTTAAGGAAATGACAAACTCGCTCAATGGCTGCGCGTGATATGTTTTGGTCTTTGCCGTGTAGTACAATCTCCACGCCGTTGATTAAGGTGAGGACGTAGCGAGTTGCCTTGCCGCGCTCGCTGGCGTATTTGACGGTGCATTTTTTTAGTGTCGTCTGTGTGCTCCATGCTGAATCTATGGGTTGAAGATTAAAAGCGAGACCAACGGACACGTAGTAGAGATAATCCTTTACGGCTTGCTCGATTACGGCTGAAACGAGCCGCTTGTGGCGATCCGATTGGTCGTCAAAATTGTTGTAATGGTTAATGCGCGGTTTTCTGCGACGAGATTTCATTGTGATTGTACTTTCGCGGTTGGCGGTTCTGATGGCTTGAGTTTTTCGTAGGAGAATTTCCCTTTGATGTGTTTCAGAAAAAACTTACAGTGGTGCGGTGATGTTTTGATTCCTTTGTAAATCGTCGTTGGAACACCGTAGTAGTGGTAGAAACCCGTGGCGCGGAATTCGAGTTGCAGAACACCGTGCTTGCTGTCGTATGCTACCGATGTGATGTCGCTACTTGCTATCGGCTCGCTTGTGAGGATTTTCATTTAGGATGGCTCCGAGGTTAGGGGTGAATGCAGGCGGCAAGATGTGAGTTCGATGCCGATGCAGTTTTTGTGCGCGGCAGCGGCCATGACGACGGCGATGCCTTCAACTGGTTTGTTGGCTGGTCTGGTAAGAACAAACGGTTGGCCGTCCTGCCAGCCGTGTAGTTCGGTCTTGAATTTGTACGCGATCCGCCACACGCGAAGATGCGCGGGATCAATTTTAAGGTCTTCAACAGACGGGAAGACATCAACGATTCGGCTAGGCGATTCCATGAGATAGGCTCCTTTGGGTTGGCACAAAAAAAGCCGCTACAGAAAGCAGCGGCAACAGCGCGGTGAAGTGGTGAAAGAGTTGTGAAGATGAGTCTAAAAAATGAGCTACACCCCCAACCTTGCAGGCGTTGAACCTGTCAAACGTGAGCAGAAAATAGAGTTGACGTAATGTGATGTTGTGGTAAATTGTGCAGCGTTGTGACTGAACATGTGACAGTAATGTGTGATTGACGTGTGACGGTCGCAACGCCAACCACGAAAGGCACGAGACATGAGCAACGGAATACGCAGGACTGTGAGGGTGATGCAAAACCAATTCGGGAGGTGGTGTATTGACTTCCTGGATGAAAACTCGAAGCGTCGGCGCAAGGTCGTCGGGGATGGAAATAGTTTTGAGGCGGCGAAGATCGAGGCGCGTCGGATGAAGCGCGTGCTTGTTGACAAACTTACGACGGAGCGCAATCCAGAAACAGCAAGCGTTGACACGGTGTTGTCCGGATACTTCGACGGCAACACGGCTTTCGACACTATCGGTTTGTTGAACAAGGTTTCCACGTTGACACGGATGAGGTATCACGCAATCTACCGGCATTTCAAGGAATTTTTTCCAGCGCGAGCCAAGTGTTTCCGTGATTTGAAGTCGGTTGACGTGGAGGCGTATTTGAAGCATCGGCGCGACAGCGGGGCGAAGGAGAAAACCATATTGAATGAGTTTCAGGTGTTGCGAACATTGTGTCGGTGGGCGTCGCAGGAGCGGCAGAGCGAGGGCAAGCATTTCTTCCTGCCTTACGACATCACGGTTGCGGAGGGGATTAAGCGCCCGAAGCCAGCCGAGAAATTGCCATCGTATTACAGTGTTGTAGAACTTGAGAAGTTGTTTGCGTCGGCGCGCGCGGACAAGCAGTTGCGCGCGATAGTGGCGTTGGGATATTACCACGGTCTTCGGACGAGCAGTGTGGCGCGGTTGCGAACGCAAGACGTGGATTTGATCGCGGGATCGTTCAAGGTGTGGAAGAAGGCTGGCGGAGAATGGAGTTACGACAATCCGAACAACAGCATTGAATTCACGTTGCACGCGGACGCGCTCGAAGCGTTGAGGGATTGCGCTCCGTCTGTGGGTAGTGATTTCTACTTCGGCGCCGAGTGGGCGCTGACGCCGGGATTGTTGAGTCAATACTTGTGCGCGTGGATTCGCAAGACGCTGGGGAGCGCGCCATGCGGTCGAGGCGAGCAGTTGTTTCACCGTTTCCGGCATACCTACTGCCACGAGCTTTTCAAGCAAAATACACCGATGCCGATTGTGCAGCGCGCGATGGGTCACGGTCAACTGAGTACAACCGCCAAGTATGCGAAGGTGTGGGATCACGAGGTCAAGGATGTTGGGTTGAGGTTGCCGACGGTTGCTGTTGGGTAATCGTAAGATTCCTCGGTGGATAATGAGAAGTGCTTGCGCCTTATCACGTCCCGTAGTTTCTGAATGGCTTGTTCTCGTTTCATAATATGCTAACCGTTGTTTGCCTAATCAGTGGTTCTGCGCTTTACGGTTCTCGCAGCACTCGCACCAGCGAGTTCCGCCAGCGCGTATGTAAGAGTTACGCCCTATCAGGCATCGTAGCCAGCAGTACCAGTTACATCGGTGATTCATTCCGCCTCCTGTTCTCTCGTTCGAGATACGCCTTGTTGAGCGTCCTTTCTATTCCGTGGAGTGTCCGGCATCCCATGCCGTGCCGTCCTATGGTGCGTGAGCCGCAGTCGGCGCAGAACCACGGGACGGAGCGAACATGGGCACTCTCTCCGGGCAGGTCATGTCCACCCCGGTTCTGACCGTCTGTGTGACGGTCTTGCTCAGGTTCAGTGCCCATGTCGCTCATCCCGGACGTTAGCGGCTTTCACGGATTGTCACCGTTCCTTGCCACACGCCGAACGTGCGCCTTCATCCAGTCGAGGCAGTCTTGCCGTGTCATGTTTTTTTCGATGAGAGGCCATCGGTTCTTTATCCACGTCTCCCGGTTAGCCTTCATCCTGTCGCATTCGTCGAGGCTTATCCCGATCCACTGGGATACGCCCTGCTTGCGGTATTTCCGCAGCCAGCGCGTTATCGGCGTGATCTTGTAATCTATCGTGCAATGCCGCCCTAGGATGCCGTCGCCGCGTGTTGGATGCGCGATGTATGCGGGGATGCTGTGCTTCTCGTAGGTCAGTCCGCTTTTCTTCGAGAGCCGCACTTTCAGCATGGCGTCTTTCAGCGAGCCGCGAGTCACGCGCACTACCGGATACGGCAGTTGCCTTTCGAGCCAGTCTAGCCACTCGTACACGGCCTTTGGTTCGGCCTGCGTATCCGCGAAGATTGCCGCCAGTGGCATGGGCGTTATCTCGCCGTGTGCCGCCATTAGTGCCATCGTGCTACTTTGTACGCCTGCACCGAGGCTGAGCACAGAGGCACAACCATTCGGTGCAGCGAATGTCTCGCTAACGCTCGCCATCGCTGACCTCCGCGTTCGACCTCACCGGCATTTCTTCCAGTAGGTTTGGTGACTGCCTTGCTGTTGGGCGGCTTCGTATCCGTTCTCGAAAGCAATCTTGTTGATTTTGTAAACGCACGTACTCACCGAGATGATGAGCGTGCAGATTGTGAGTGCCACCAGCCCGAATACACCGAGCCGGAACTTGCTGTGGTCGTCCATCTGTCCTTTCACGCGGAGGTCGAACCATCCGCTGATGCCAACGCCGACCCGTTGGCGGTTTTCTTCATGGTCACGCCGCTGGTCGGGTCGGCGTGGCATATCTCGGCGTTCGGCGCAGGTTCGATGTCGCACTCTCGTACTTGGACTTCGACAACTTTGCAGTGCTCATCGTGTTTGTGAGGCCCGCCGTACTCCTCGAATGCACCTTGCGCGGAGATGCACAGGTATCCGCGACACACGAAGCGCCGAACAAACCGCTCGGAGCTAACAGTCTCAGCGGGTGACGTTGGTTGGTTCATTCGTTGCCTTTCTTCCGCTGAGCCTGTAGCTCAAGCGGAGCGTTCGGCATTACACGCCACTCGTATTCGTCCTTGGCCTCGTCATACTTTTGTGCCCACTCGCGCTGGTAGACTTTCTTGCCATGGGCGGACCAGCCGATGGCGCGTTGCCGGATTTCCACTTTTGCATAGTCATCGTGACACCCATCCGAGCCAAGATCGTCCGGGTCTTTGCATTCATCCAGTGCGGCGATGGCAGCTTCGAGCGTCAGCCACACGCCGAGGGGGAAGTATTGTTCATCGTCAGTTGCATCCACCATCTCGAATGCCGAACAAGGCGCTGCACCTAACGGGTGGGCTAGCTCGCCGGTGGTTGTGATGTTGCCGGTGTCAGGGACGCCAGCGGGATTATTCTCTGCCATTCTGTTCCTTTCCGCCCACCCGTAGGTGAGCTTTCACGGTTATCCATCTTCTCCTCCACAGTGCAGATGGTATCGTTGTGATGTAGTCCGTGCGCGATGAGGAGTATTTCGCGCTTCACGAAGCCCAGCCCTACCCCAAACCCGTTGCTGTTCCATCCGAAGCTGATGACGATGCCGCCTGTCCGTATTTTGGGAGCGAGTTTTATTTGGGCGCGGCGGTAGAAGTTGTAGCTTGTGTCCTTCGCCGTGGCCGTCCTTCCGTATTCGCGGTAGTGTTCAGTAATCTGTCGGTATGAGTACGGCGGGTCATATAGCACGCCGTTGAGATTTGCCGGCAGTTCGTCAGCGAAGTCGGCAGCTTCGAGGTGATGGGTTGTTTGTTGGTTTGGGTTGAGGTCGTTCGTCCATTCCGCAAGGCGGCTCTTTCCCGCATACGGGTCAGCCCAGCCACGCCCGTCCCCGACGTAGCGTTGCAGTAGTTCGCGCACTGGCTTTATCTCGAACGTCCACTGTGAGGCGCGAGCGAACACCCGATGGATAACAAGCGGCTGCACACCAACAGCCGCCCGCTCACCGGCTCCGGTGGTGGCTTCTTGTGGTTCGATTGTCAGTGGCGTAGCCATGTCATTTCTCAGGCGGCTGTCGGTAAGCCGCAGCGTTGGCCGCACAAGTTCCGATGTGCTGAGTGTAGGCGGGCGGTATCGCCTCTTTCAGCCCGTCGCATGACATCCAGCCGATGCCGTATGCGAGCGGTGCGTTTTTTACGGACTTCGGTTTCATGCCGAGCGCGTGCCGTTTTGCGCGGCTCGATTTGCTGGCGGTCGTCACCAGTAGCGGTAGTGTCGAGTGGTCACATGGGCGCGGCGCGGTCACTTGGAAGTTGGTCTCGAAGTAGCGGTGTCTCTGCGTGCGTAGCCCGAACATCGTTCCACACAGCATCACCGGGTTTCTGAGTTCGTGCCGCGCCCCCGCGACATTTTCGATCACATAGGGCTTGCCGAGGCGTTGCAGTAGTTCGCGCACAGCTGGTATCATTCGAGCGTGTTTGTCGCGGTGGCTTCTTGGTGTGAGGTTGCTGTAGCCCTGACACGGCGGGCTGGCGTGTATCAGGTCGTATTCGCTGCCGTGCGCTTCCAGATATTCGAGCGCA